TAGAAAAGCTTGTGCCGTATGAGCGCAATGCTCGGACGCATAGCCCTGAACAGGTTCGTCAGTTAGCTGCTTCGATAACTGAATTTGGATTTACTAATCCAATCTTGGTTGATGAGCAGCATGGAGTCATTGCTGGTCATGGTCGGCTGGCTGCGGCAAAAGATTTGGCTCTTGATGAAGTGCCGGTAGTAGTCCTAGACCACTTATCGCCAAAGCAAAAAAAAGCTTACATAATTGCCGACAACAAGCTGGCCCTCAACGCTGGCTGGGATACAAACCTTTTGCATGAGGAAATCGCTGCTTTAAGCATTGTCGATTTTGATCTCAATTTGCTGGGTTTTGACGAAGATGAATTGGAAGACCTGCTAGGCAGCGATGATCTTGAGGATGGCGTTGACGCAAACGATCATCCTGACGAATCTGACGATGCTGATACACAGGTTGTTGTTGGCAGCTATCGGTTCCCATTAGAGCGTCACCTTTACATTCAATGGCGCGACAACATACGCGACGAGGTTGGCTATGAAGAGGCCGACGTAAAAGAAGAAATTCGCCGCCGCTTGGGGATACCGGCATGAAGCTAGTCCCGATCACAAAGCTAAACCCTTCGACTTACAACCCCCGGACGGCTGACCCGGAACGACTGAAGCTGATCGAGCTAAGCATCCGCAAGCTGGGATTTGTGTTGCCGATCTTCGCTGACACTGAAGGCGAGATTTTGAGCGGCCACCAACGGCACCTAGTAGCGAGCCGAATGGGCTTAACAGAGCTGCCAGTGGTCTATACCAAGTCACTAGAGCTGAACATTCGCAAGTCGGTAAACATTGCCTTCAACCGTGGCACTAACGACATGGCTGCGATTGACACTCCGGCAAGCATGACGGAAGCCCTGGCGAAAGCCAACGTCTTCGACCTGGCGGATCTGCTGCCAGATGCGACTGAGATGTTTCCTTGCATGACAGCCAAGACACGCAAGGTCAAAGATCTTGCCAAAGCGAACAATGGCAGATGGGTGCAATACGCAAAAAATGCTGCACGCGCTCTAGCGTCCCATGGCATCAAGATGCCTATCGTCTGCACGCCAGATGATCAGGTCGTAAACGGGATCGGGCGTTTGGAGTACGCCGCAGAGAAAGGTCTCACTGAAATAGATGTTGTCGAGATCACGCCAGATCAGCGGGATTTTACGCACGCGATGCTGAACTACTTGACCATGGATTTCAACATCCATGACAGATACAGAGATTTGCTGCGCTTCAATAGCTTTAGGCGATCCCGAGGCGCTAGATCTTACTTGGGAAGATGCTTCACTTTCCCGCTCTTACGCAGCAAGAGCAGTAAGACCTTTGACATCCGAGCATCTAAATCACTTAAGAGGTGGCAAGAGTTCTTTGGATCTACAGTTTTAGATTTTGGAGCAGGCACTCTTAGCGAAACAAGATTGCTCCAAGAGGTTGGGATTGATTGCGTCCCGTTTGAGCCTTACCGTTTAGACGGCGAAACGATTGATAAAGAGCTGAGCATCGCAACGAATAGAGCGTTTCTCTCAAGGGTTGCAGAGGGAACTAATTTTGATGCGATTTTTCTTTCAGCAATTTTCAACAGTGTCCCGTTTAAAGAAGACCGGCTGCACATTCTCAAGATCATTGGCGCTTTATGCGGTCCCCGCACGCGGGTTTATGCAGTAAGCGCAAGCACAGATCAGACCGGCTATGAAATCACGGCTGGCAAACAGTATCTAAACAAAGGAGATGCAAGCCGTTTGCAGTTTCGTTTGGATTACGAGCCTCGCGTAACTATTGCTGATTTCAGCTCCAAGCCAAAAGTTCAGAAATATCACACTGCGCAAGAGTGGTACGAGTTATGGAAGCTTCAATTTGGAGCTGTAAAGGTCACAGAGTCTGCAAATAATGTGGAATGCGTTTGCGCTAACCCTCTGAAAGTATTAGATAAAGACTTGTATGCGGCATTATGTTTCGAGTTTGATTTACCGTATCCAGACGGAACTAGAATGAACTTGCGGGATGAAGCGGTAAACGCTTTCAGTACCCGCCTAAAGCGCGAGCTTAACCCTGATGACTGATTTTATTCTTCTCGACCTGAACGCGACTTACGCGGAAAATGCCAGTCAAGTGCATCTGATGCACAAAGGCATTTATAACGTAGAGCGCGAGTTTTACCGGCCATGGCTGACAAAGCTAATACGCAAGCGTCAAGTCTTAATGCTGACTTCTAGGCCCGAACGATACAAAGCCCGAACACTGGAACACATCCAAAAGCTGGAAGACTGGCAGCCGCAACTTGCCCTCTTTAATGGCTACCGGCTCAAAGCTCCAGACGCTAAGAAAAAAATGCTTGAAGACGTAGTGTTTCCAAAGTTTGGGCAGCCTGGTGAGACAAGTTATGTAGCAATCGAAAGCAACATCAAAACCAGCGCGATGTTTGAAAGATTTGGCATCCGTGCTTATCGACAAGAAATGATCGCTAAGCAACCATCCTTGCTAGATGGCCCTGGGCCAATCTTTGAGGAGGGATTGCTTTTCTAATGGACATTCCAAGAGACTGGACTTTTGAAACAAAATACAGCGCCGAAGAATTTGATCGGCACGTTAGAGAACAGCTCCCGTGGTACGACTTAGCAACGGACGCGGTGACTCACATTGCTCGCCATTACATCCCGAAGCTGGGCCGCGTTTACGACATTGGAGCAGCCACTGGAAACATAGGCCGCGCTCTTGCGCCCATACTTGCTGATCGCCATGCAGAACTTATCGGGATTGAACCGTCTTCTGAAATGGTCAACAGGTATGAAGCGCCAGGCGACGTTCACTGCGCCAACGCTGAATATTTTGATTATGAAGAATTTGATTTAGCAGTCGTTTTTTTAACGCTGATGTTTGTGCGACCATCAGAGCGTTTGTGTCTAATTGACAAACTCAGGGCGCGGTGTCGTCCAGGCGGCGCAATCATCGTTTTTGACAAGATTGTCCCTGAAGCTGGCTACATCCAAACCGTCATGTCTCGATTGACATTGGCCGGAAAGATTGCTGCCGGTGTGGATCCCAAGGAAGTAATCGACAAAGAGCTAAGCCTTGGAGGTGTTCAGCGTCCCATTTGCCCTGAGCAGCTAGGGACGGATGCGTTTTTATGGTTCAAGTTCGGTGATTTCGCCGGATGGATTATTGAAAAGGCAGACAGATGAAACGCTCTCAAATTCAATTGACTTGGCCCGGTTTCGATGCGGCTGTGGATCTGATAGCTGCTCAATGTCAAAGCACAACGAGGTCGGGTGTTTATAGCCCTTCTGAAGCTGGATCAGTGCTAGCCATCGCTTTAGCAGATCGATTGTCTTTACGGGTTTTAAAAAAGCCAGAAGACAAGATGTTACTTGTAGAAGCATGGGCTTGGAACAAGACTCTTGCAGAGTCAGCTCACGCTTACTCAGGTGTTGAAGTTTGGGTCTGGGTTGACACTACAGATGGTTGTTACAACTCGGTCTGCCGGTTGTCTGGTATTTCTTGCGTGGCTATGCCGTGGCAAGACGCAGCTCTTGGATGCTTAGAGCATTTTTTACCTAACTTTCATGACTGATACAGAGCTTCGCGTTAATTCCATCTTCACGGCATACAACTGGGAAGGCCAGTCAATGGGCAGGTATGGGACGTTTATTCATCTCCAAGGGTGCCAAAACAGTTGTTTCAATTGTCCGCATAGCTGGGCACCTGGGGCACCGGCTCCAAGTTGTGACCCGGTAGGGGAGGAGGTCACAGTCGATAGGATGATGCACAAACGATCGGCAAAAGAGAACACTTATGCAGTCATGACTCCTGAGCAATTAATGGCTTACATTTGGGATTTTGTAGATCCTCCTTCAGATATAATCATCACGGGCGGAGAACCTGCACAGCAAAATTTGTTTGAATTAACTGCTTTATTAATCGCTAACGATTACGATCCAATTGTTCATACTGCTGGGGAACGTCCTTTTGAAGTTTTTGAAGGTACTCAGATAAGCGTTAGACCACGCACTCGTCTAACTATGCCTGCCGCGCTTAACTTGGCGACAGAGGTCATTTTTATCATTAATGATTTAGGCGATTTGGTTTGGTTAGATGTGTTACTGGAGCATGTTGACGATGACGAAACAGAGGTTTTTCTTCAGCCTCGTACAAAAATTGCGTTAGAAGCTTGTAAAGAGGAAGCGTGTCATCGTGGTTTTCGTATAAGTTACTCGCCAACCAGTGGGCTTCAGTAATGGATAACCTTTTAAAGCTATCTGATTATGCCAAATTAGTTGGTAAAACTCCGCAAGCTGTACGCAAAGCGATTGGCGATGGAAGAATAAAAAATGGAGTGACGAAAGGCAAAAGAGGCTATTTGCTTGACCCTTCAGTTGCGACAAAAGAATGGAACAGCAACACAGACGAAAGCCAAGTCCGTACAGCGCAAGCCTTAACTCCTGCCGTCGAGAGCTCCTTATCGGGCATCAACTATACAAAAGCTCGCGCAATCGGTGAGACTTATAAAGCTCGGCTTTTAGAGCTTGAATACAAAGAAAAATCTGGTCAACTAATTTTGGCTGACGATGCCAAAATCGCTCAATTTAAAATCAGCAGAATTTTTCGAGACGCTGTTCAAAATATTCCGGTTCGGGTTGTCAGTGAGTTGGCGGCTGTTGTCGGAGACGTTTCGCAAGACAAGCGTCATGAGATGATGCTTATTATGCAACGCGAAATCGACCGAGCTTTGACTCAATTGGCGGATACCGATGGCGATAAGTAATGCGTTTGATGTTCTTTGGGATGCTTCGACTGAAGGCATACGCCCGGACCCGGTTCTCACTGTGTCCCAATGGGCTGATGAACATAGGCAGTTAAGTCAGCGAGCGTCCGCAGAACCTGGCGCGTGGAGAACAGAACGCACTCCATACTTGCGCGAAATCATGGACGACTTATCGGCCTCAAGCCCGATTGAGAAAGTTGTCTTCATGGCTGGGGCACAAATCGGAAAAACAGAAGGTGGCAACAACTGGCTTGGATACATCATCGACAATTGTCCGGCTCCAACGCTAGCTGTCCAGCCAACCGTTGAAATGGCTAAGCGGAACAGCAAAACCCGGATCGCTCCGCTGATCGAAGAAAGCCCTCGCCTAAAAGCCAAAGTTAAAGATCCTCGGTCAAGAGACAGCGGCAACAGTCAGCTCGCTAAGGAATTTCCTGGCGGGGTCTTGGTCATGACTGGCTCTAATTCAGCGGCTGGCCTCCGCAGCTTGCCGGTGCGATTTTTGTTTTTGGATGAAGTTGATGCTTACCCTGGCGACATTGACGGGGAAGGCGATCCTTGCGCCTTAGCAGAAGCGCGGACTCGTACTTTTAGCCGCCGCAAATCGTTTTGGACTTCGACGCCGACCATTGCAGGACGAAGCCGGATTGAAAAAGAATTTCTTGACGGCGATATGCGCGTTTTTGAATTGCCATGCCCTCATTGCGGTGCGTTTCAACAATTGATTTGGGAGCAAATGCGCTGGGAAGAGAACAAACCTGAAACTGTTCGTTACAAGTGCATCCACTGTGAAGAGGAATTTGAAGAGCACTATAAAAATAAACTTTTACCTGCTGGAGTCTGGAACCCGCAGAACCCGGAAGGTAAATGGAGGTCTTACCACGTCAGCTCGCTTTATTCGCCGCTCGGCTGGTTTAGTTGGAAAGAGTGCGTCCAAAAATTTTTAGAAGCTAAAAA